AGAAAAAGCTGATAACTTACAAATAGCAGAAGAACAATTATTTAAACTATACGCAATATTTCAAAATGTTACATTTGATGGCGAGATAAACTATCCTGACTCATTTAACATTAGAGATTATGCTGCTGATCTAGTTTATTTCCAACAAGCTAAATCATTAAACATTGGTTCATCAACATTTAGTAAAGAAGTAGATAAAGAAATTGCTAGAGCAGTTATTGATGATGATAGTAAGTTAAATGAAATCTTTGAGGAGATAGACCAAGCAACAGAAGTCGGTCAATTTACTCAAGACGAAGTACAACAAGAAACAGTAGCTGAAGAAGAAATTTAATTAAATTTCTCTACCCCAATAGTGAACTCTTTTAAGTTCATTTTTTGCACCAAATTGTGTTCTTTCAACTTCAAAAACTCTTTTTTCTTTTTCAATATATCTGTCTAAAAAAGAATTTAATTCAATACCATTTTCATTAATAGCAAATATTTTACCAAATGTTTTACTTTGAAAAGGGTTCTCATTGTCATCAGAAATATGAACATAATAAATTGAGTGCTTATTTAAAAATTGTAATCTTTCTTTTACATCTTCATAACTGTTAAAATTAAAACTTTTATGAGTCACAAGAACTTCTTTTTTATATTCAGGATTATCTGTAAATTTATTAAAAGTAATTTCTTTTTTTCTAATTACTTTATCAGCAATATTTTTATAACCTAAATCTTCAATTACTTCATCAGTTGCTTTAAGTTCTATAAATATTGTTCTATTTAGTTTTTTCATTTTCTCTCCTTTGTTTTTTTTATATATAAATTATAGTAAAAATTGATATAAATCTCAAATAATATATTGTCTAAAAAACAATAGACTTTTGGACAGTAAAATAGAACATAATTAGAACAAAATGGCAGATATTGTAAAAGACGCAACTTTTTATCGAATCAAGCAAATAGAACTTGCTGAAGCAGAATATTATAAATCACTAATCAAAACATTAGATAGAATAGAACGAGAAGTAGTATCTCTTGCTAGTAGATTACCTTTAACAGATGGTAAGTTAATTGAACTACAATCAGCTATTGCTATTAGACCACAGATTAAAGCTATATTAGAAAAAGAATATTTAGCATGGTCAGATACAGTTGTTAGAAAAGGTTTTAACAAACAAGCTAAAAGAATTGAAAAAGCATTTAAAAGAATAGGCAATATACCAGTTGAGTTTCAAGAACTTACAAAAGGTGATCTAGCATTAGTTAAAAATTTAAAGCAACAATACTTTACACAATTTAAAGATGTATCTAATAACTTCACAAGAATACTATCAGATAAAGTCTATCAAAACACATTAGTTGGAACTGAATTTACTGTACTAGAAAAAGAATTAAGAGAATCTATTAATGGAATATATGCAACTTCAAGCGACCCAGCAGTAAATAGATTAGTGGATTATGTAAAAAACAATAGAGATAACCCAGCATTAGCATCAAGAGTAGATAGTGCAGTTAAGATACTTCAAAGTAAATATGCAAGTACAAGAGTTGGCGAGAATATGAAAAGATATGCTGGTCAGATACTAAACGACTCATTAAGAGATTTTGATGCAACATTAAACTTTAATAAGTCTAAAGATGCTGGACTTACATTTGTAAAATACTATGGAGATGTAATACCAACCACAAGAGATTTATGTAAAAGAATGATAAGTGGAAGTCTAAACAAAAGAGCCAATGGGTTATTCACAATAGAAGAAATACAAGACATTTGGGCTACTAGAAGTTGGTCAGGTAAAAAAGGTGGCAACCCTATGATTGTAAGAGGTGGTTATAATTGTAGGCATCAATTTAGTTATGTTAATCCTGATTGGTACGAGGAAGATGGAGATGATGCAGTATCTTTAATAGATTCTAAACAAGATACAAAACCAGCACAATCTATATTTGGAGATACTTCTACAGAAGAAAAGAAATTTTTACCATTAGCATTTGGAACAGTTGCTACAAACTTCACAAGAATGATTAATAAAGTTCCTAAATTACCACCAATACAAAAAGTTAAAAATGGTGCATATTTTAGACCATCAACTAATGAAATTGCTATGGATAGTTTAGATATGGAAAATTTAGCAACATTAAGAACTTTTACTCACGAATTTGGACATAAAATAGATCATAACATAGCAACCATATTAAGTGCTGATAGAAAATTAGCAGAAAAATTTATACCAAATGCAAACAAAGAAATATTAGGAACTAAATTAATCGATGATGTTTTAGACACATCTAAAAATCCAAAAGGGTTACAAATTAGTAATATTGCCCAACAAGAAATTATGTCAGATAGAAAATTGTTAAAAGACAATCTTAAAATTGGCTTGCCTAGTATTGAAAATGAAAAAAGATCAATTATTAACAAAATTACAGGAAAATCAATATCAGAAAAAATTGCTATACAAACAAAATTTGTAGAAGATACTATTAATGCAAAAAATTTTCCTTTAAATATTAATGAAGTAAAATCATTATTATCAGATGTTGGAATTACTTATGACCCTACTGCATTGACTACTGTTAATTATGTATTGCAAATAAAATATAAAGTTATTGCATCACAATATGGTAAATTTAAAAAATACACATTAGCAAATGGTGTATCTGAAAATCTATCAACTAGACAATATTTTAATAATGGAAGTTTTTTAAGAAAATTTGCAGATTATGTTGGTGCAGTATCAGATAATACTATTGGTTATGGTCATACTCGAACATATTATAAAAGAGCATTTAGAACTAAAACATTTGCAAGAGGTTATGGAGATGTAACTTATTATCATTCAACAGAAGCATTTGCTCAATATACTGCATTATCCAATACTAAAAATAAAGAAGCATATATAAAATTAATGAATTATTTTGCACCTAATACTACAAAAACTTTTGATCAAATAATGGAAAGGAGTAAATTATTATAATGGAATTAGAAGAAATACTATCAATTTATATTGATAAATTTGGAGAAGAATATGATATAGATACAGTTCTTTTATCTGATGAAGCAAAAGAAGATTTAACAAATATGTTAAAAACATCAATACAAAGCAATAAACCCATATCATCTAAGCAATTAAATGACTTTTTAGGTTATGATGAAAATGACCCTGGCATATTGATTTAATTAAAAAGTAGTGATAAAGGATAATACTTAACCAAATAGGAGTCTTATGACGCAAGAAACAGAGGTAGTTCAACCGACAAACGAACAAGTAGAAAAAAAAGAAGAAGTAAAAGTAGAAACACCTAAACAACAAACTTTTACACAAGAACAATTAGATAACATAATCAAAACAAGACTTGAAGCTGAACAGAGAAAAACACAAAAGATTCTTGAAGCAGAAGAAAGTAAAAAAGCTGAATTAATTAAAGAACAAGAATTAAAAGAAGCTAAATCTAAAGCAGATATAGAAAAAATTATGCAAGATAGATTATCTGAAAAAGACTCAGAACTTAACAGATATAAAATGCAAATTAAAAAAGAAAAAGTTGATAATTCTATTTTATCTGTTGCTAATAAAGAAAAATCTATAAATGCACAACAAGTCGTATCTTTATTAAAAGATGAAGTTAAATATACTGATGATGGTAGAATAGAAATAGTTGATAATAATTCTAATGTACGATATAACACTAAAGGAGAACTTTTAACGATAGAAGATAGAGTTAAGGAGTTTTTAGATGCTAACCCACATTTCCGTCAAGGGTCTTTGTCTGGTTCAGGAAGTCAGAGTAGTGTTGAGGGGAAAACTGTAAAACCTTTTAATATTCAGGATTTAGATATGAGTAAGCCAGAAGATCGTGCTAAATATGCAGAATATCGCAAAGAACGAGATTCTAAACCTACTCAAATTAACTTAACAAATAAATAATAAAGGAAATAAAAAATGTCAGCAGAAACTACAAGTTCTACACTATCGGAACTATATACAGAGATAGTGGCAGAAGCATTGTTTGTAGCAAGTGAAAGATCAATAATGAGACCACTTGTAAAAAACTATGCTATAACTGGTGGTGGAAAGTCAGTTGAAGTTCCGATCTATGCAGCAGTAAGTGCAGCAGCAGTATCAGAAGCATCTGATTTATCTAACACAGCAATCAATCCAACTTCTGTAACTATTACAGCAGCAGAAAATGGAATAATGACTACTCTTACTGATTTAGGAAGAAATGCAGCACCAAGAAATGTTGCAGCAGATATTGGTAAATTGTTCGGAGAAGCGATTGCAAAAAAAATAGACACAGACTTAACTGCACTATTCGGTGGTTTTTCAAACACAGTTGGTGGAAATACGACAGTTATGTCAGCAGCATTGATTTTCAATGCAGTGGCTAAATTAAGAGCAACTGGTGTTCCAAGTGATAATCTTGCTTGTATATTACACCCAAATATAGCTTTTGATTTAAAATCTGGTTTATCAAACACATTTGCTAACCCTAATCAAGGTGTTGGTAATGAAGCATTGAGAACTGGTTTTGCTGGTCAAATCGCTGGTGTTAGTGTTTATGAAACATCAAACATGGCAGACTCATCTGGTAATAATCCTGGTACTACTGGGGATTACAAAGGTGCAGTATTCCATTCAGATGCTTTAGGTCTAGCAATGATGCAAGATTTGAAAATTGAAACGCAGCGTGACGCAAGTTTACGGGCTGATGAAATTGTTGCGACAGCCGTTTATGGAGTTGGCGAATTACAAGACTCTTATGGTTGTGAAGTTGAAGCAGACTCATCAATACAAGACGCATAATAATAAGTTTATCAGGGCAAGAAATTGCCCTGGTACTAAATAGGAGAATTTATGGAAGAAATGATAGACTTAACAAATGGAAAAAAAACCATTTCTAGATCAAAAATACAATACGAAGCTAATGTAAAACATTTTGAAATGAGAGGTTTCAAACCAGTAGAAAATAATTTAAAAGAAAATACTAATGAAGTAGATAAAACTTTTGAAAATGAAGCAAAAGTGATACCTCTTAAAAAGAAAAGAAAAACTAGGAAAAAGAAATGAAAAACTTAACAAAATATATAGAACTAGCAAAAGATAATCCTAAAGTAACTGTTGGAGTTACTGTTGGTATTATTGTTTTAATTTGGATATTATAATATGGCTAATTATACTGGTGCAAATGTTATTACTACATCAGATGTTTTAAAATATCAACCTGATGCTTTTGATTTTGGTATATCTACAACTGCTACTGAAACTACAAACTTTTTAGCACAAACAACAAATGATATTTTAAGAGGATTAAGAGTTGAGTGGTGGCCTGTATATAAAACAAATATATTTACAGATATTACAGTTCTTAATACTGCTGAAATGGATAACACAAAAGTTAATTTAGATCAGTTTGAAAGGGCTGGTGTTTATTTATTTCTTGGAAGATTCTATTTACCAGCATTAACTAAATTTAGACCAGAAACGGAAAAAGACAGATTTGAAAGAATGCAAGAATATTATATGAGTCAATACAATATGGAATGGAGAATGATATTAGAAGATGGTGTTGAGTATGATGTAGACTCATCAGGAACTATTGTTGCTAATGAAAGAGAGCCTTTACATGGATTTAGAAGATTGACTAGATAATGGCTGTTGATTTAAAGATTAAATCTAATACAAAACAAGTATCTAAAAAATTTAAAAAGTTTCAATCTGTATTACCTAGAATAATTGATAAAGGTATTAAACAAGCTGGATTTCAATTAATAGATATTATTAG